GTGGTAAGTCTGTTGCAGATATGAGTCGTGCTAAACAGATGAAGTCATTGTTCCGTATGGTTACACCACACTTGACGATGAAAGACATTCCATTAGTTGTAGTGAACCATACATATAAAGAGATCGGTCTTTATCCTAAAGACATCGTTGGTGGTGGTACTGGTTCTTATTACTCAGCTGATAACATCTTCATTCTTGGTCGTCAGCAAGAGAAAGATGGAACTGAAGTAACTGGTTACAATTTTATTATCAACGTAGAGAAGAGTCGTTATGTCAAAGAAAAATCTAAGATACCTGTTTCAGTATCTTTTGATGGTGGTCTTAGCAAGTGGAGCGGTCTATTGGATCTCGCTCTCGAAAGTGGTCATGTAATTAAACCAAAGAATGGTTGGTATCAACGTGTTGATGCTGATGGTGTAGTTGAAGAAAAGAACTATCGTGAAAAAGATACAGAGAACAAAGACTTCTGGATGCCGATTCTTACAAACAAGTCTTTCTATGATTTTGTGAAGAACAAATACTCTATCGGTCAAGGACAGATGGTTCAAACTGATGCACTTGATAAAGCACTTGAGGAATTAGAATTCGAAGATGATTAAGAACTATGAAGTTTTAGATGATGTAACACCAGATGGTTTTCGTTATGTAAAGTTGACATCTGGTGTTCATGAGGGTATAATTTACTCTTATGGTGCAGTCAATCTTGTTGAAGAAGATGAGCAGATACGTTTGAAGTTTGAATACAATATTCATGACTATGCGGAACGTGAAGTGACAGATTCGTTTATCAATGAGATTGGCGATATTCTACAAGATATTATGTTAGAACAATTGTCCAAGAATGAAGTAGTTTACAAAGGTGGAGTTGATGAGAATAGAACAAAAGATTCTAGCGAATCTGATTTATGATGAGCATTACTGCCGAAAAGTAATTCCATTTATCAAGAAAGATTATTTTGCAGATAAGAAAGAGTTGGTTGTTGCTGCAGAGATTGTAAAGTTTTTTACAGAGTATAACAAACCAGCAACAAAAGAAACCCTACAAATCGAAGTAGGCAATCGTAAAGATCTAACTGACAAAGAACTATCTGAAGTACAATCATTCATTGGTAGTCTTAGCGATGAACTAGTCAATGCAGATTGGTTACTAGAAAACACGGAGAAGTTTTGTAAGGATCGTGCAGTCTATAATGCGATCCTTAATTCCATTTCGATTATAGACGGACGAGATAAGGTTCACACAAAAGATGCTATTCCTTCTATCCTATCTGATGCTCTTGCCGTGTCTTTTGATAGTCACGTTGGTCACGACTACATTGAAGACTACGAAGCACGTTACGAATTCTACCATCGTGTCGAGGAGAAAATTCCTTTCGACTTGGAGATGTTCAACAAAATCACCAAAGGTGGTTTAAGTAAGAAAACTCTAAACATTGCACTTGCTGGTACTGGTGTTGGTAAATCATTGTTCATGTGTCACGTGGCAGGTTCGTGTTTGACACAGGGTAAAAATGTCTTATACATAACTATGGAAATGGCAGAAGAACGTATCGCTGAACGTATTGATGCGAACAAACTTAATCTGACCATGGATGAGTTGAAGGTGATTGATAAGGATATCTTTGAGAATCGTATTGCGAAGATTAAAGATAAAACTGAGGGTAAACTTATTATCAAAGAGTATCCAACTGCTGGTGCTCACGCAGGACACTTCCGTGCTTTGCTTGAAGAACTGAAGTTGAAACGTGAATTTCAACCTGATATTATCTTCATTGACTATCTTAACATTTGTGCCAGTCAACGAATGAAACAAGGTGGCTCTGTAAACTCTTATACATATGTTAAGGC